ACCAATATGGTTGAGTCCCTGGTTCTCTACCCATCTAACTGTCATGGACCGTTGAAGGCTGGCAACCGGAGGTGACGCAGATTTGGGGTGTTTCGGACTCTGTGTATTATCTTACCGTCCGGGGTTTTATTCCCTGGGAACCGCATAATTGATATTGATGTTAGACGGCAGCGAGGAAGTGATACTCAGAGGAAACGAATCTCATCGAACCATCGAGGAGTCCGACGAGCAGCAGGCAGGCTTGCGACTGGGATTCAGCGATGGAACGAAAATAATGGTGGAGCGTCGGCGGCAGATGATCTGGCCCTCATGGGGATCGGCTTGTCTGATAGTTCCCGCTCGACACCTTCTCTTTGTGCTACGGATGCTGGAGTATGTCACCAATCTCCCCAGAATCCTGTGGCTCGAATCTCAGGTGGTCGTGATGAGCGACGCCCAGTCAATCGCCGTGGAGTACCCGTGGCTACTCAGACATCTGAGTTGCCCGGTCATGCCCGTTCTGTTGATGAATCGCATCCAGCAAGAGATGTGGTTTCGAAGAGTGTAGCGGCAATTCAAGATCGTGTTGACGGACTGGGCGCCGAGTTATCACTACCAGGTTGGCAACGTGCCATACCTGATCCCCGCAAGGATACATATTCAGAACTCTTCTCATACCTGCGGCGACAGTGTGGCACTAGTCGGATTTCGATGTTGACGCTTGATTCTATGCGTCGTATGGGCGATTCGTGGTTGGCCCGCAACCGCGTGTGGTTAAGTGAGACTGCTCGAACAGATGTTCTGGAGCGTGTCATTGTGGACTTAGCCCAGCCCCAGAAGTCCGATACTTATCTCGCGTCTCATGTCACCAAGGGTACTTTTTATTCCCCTATTAGTTTGGGGGTTGGTGACATCAAGAGCCGCATCGCCCATGCCAATGAACTTCGTGCTGGTAGACGCTGGGTTCCGACTAAAAATAGTTGGCATCACGTCCTCGCAGCCTTGTTGTTCTTGGCTGTTGCTTTGGCGCACCCAATAGGGCTTGTAATTGCTCTTGTGGGTTTGGGCGGTGTGGGTTATTCCTGGGTTTCCACTGATCACGGGCTGTGGGAACAAGTTATCCCAGAGAAGTGAAGACGCGAGCCCCCTCTATCTGTGTGCCGGTACGGAGACATTTTGCAGCCATTACCGGACGGTGCGCGGATTTTGAGCATACCCGCAACCCCATGCGATCATCGTCATGTCATTAGTAAAATCGCATGGTTTTCCGATTGGGTTGGCTTCAAACGCCTTTCTTGTTTTACTGGGTGCCTGAAGAACGAGCTGGTTTCGTTGCATAACCGACACCTTGTTCGTAGGGTGGAACCAGAATTCAAGACAGTGAAGCAGGTTGCCTCCAATTGGTTATCAAAGTTTCCTCGGTTCAAGAATTACCATCACTGGACTGAAGAGGAAGTGATCAGCCATACAACACAGAGTAAGCGACAAAGGACGCGTGACGCTTTTCGCAAGTACCACGAGGAGGGTGTTGCAGCCTCGGACCGCCGCATTAAGATGTTTATAAAACATGAGAAGGGCGATGATCCGGAGAGTACACCACGTGGCATTCAATATCGGTCCTTTAAGTGGACTGCTTTATTTAAGCGGGTCCTAGGACCGTTTGAGATGCGTCTATGGCGTTTGGGTCAGGATTTTCAACCTTCGCCTTTGGCCGAGAGGATGTTCTCTAAGAACCTTAATCCTCGTGCTGTTGCACATAATTTGCGCAACGGCTGGCTTAAGTTTGCTGATCCAGTCGCAGATTTGTGGGACGTTAGTCGGATGGATGCGCATCTCGGCCGTTTGGTTCGTGAGATGATTGAGTTTCCCACTTATCGTATGGGGACGTATGGTTTTGATGACTTCATTGGTGCGATGCGCCATAACATTTGTAGAACGAAGAATGGGATAGTCTATGAGATGGATTATACCATGTGCTCTGGCGAGGCTTGCACCTCTGCTGGGGATTCTATTGTTATGGCTGCTGTGCTCGATTTTGTTTATCGGGACATTCCGCATCATAAGTTGGTTTGTGGTGATGATTGTGTTGTCATCCGAGAGCGTGGCTGTGTACCCGACAGCTCTGTTTTCGCCCAATGTGGTCTACCTGTCAAATCTGACGTGGTGGATCAGTTTGAGCGAGTTGAGTTTTGCCAATCGCGCCCCGTGTGCGTAGCGGGTGTTTGGACCATGGTCCGTAACCCGGACCGGGTCGTCAATCGTGCCTTGTGCACAATTAAGAATTTTGGTGGGGAAGTTCGACCCTACCAGGACTGGTTGGCATCTGTTGGGGTTGGTGAGTTGGAGTCGGGAGCTGGCGTGCCAGTGGTACAGACATTGGCCTTAGAATTGATGAAGTTGGGCCAGCCCCGTCCGCATTTTGTTCGTGAATATTTAGAGCACCGGCGGACACTCCAACAGCGGGAACCTTTAGAGGTTACTGATGAGACACGTCACAGCTTTTGGTTGGCTTGGGGGTGGACGCCTGAGGAACAGGTGAGGTTTGAATCTCTATTGCTCGGGGGGGCCGAGTTTGATTTGGTTGTCTAACCGGGGCCGCGAATCTCAAACCATTTTCTGCTACGCAGTTTATGG